TCTCGATAGATCCGAGATGATGCCATTCTGAGACACCATTGATAGCCTCCTCGATTGTAAGAATACGGGGCTGAACATAAGTAGGAATCTTGTCACCAATGAACTCGATGATGGATTTCATAAGGGGGTCCTTGTGTTCATTCTTGGGGCGAATCAACTTCTTTTTGAGGGCGACCTCAAAAGGCGAGACTCCTCCTAGCTTTTTGAGCTGGGCAGGAAGAGTGTGGTTCTCTCGCATCACTCCATGGAGCGGTGATTTGACTTTTTGGGTCTCTCCGGGCTGTCTAACTGTGTAATTAGAAGGCACCGTACCAACGATTCGAGCGTTTTCACACTCTATCGAGGCAGGATCAATCACAGATCTCTCTTTCTCTAGTAAAGGGCAAGGGAACGCGTCCATCTGGGGACGAAGCGCTTCGTTGTCCATGATCAAAGACTCTTGGGTTACAATAGAACAGCAGGCGTGTGAACCGCCAGCTATGTGAATTCCAAAGATCTTTCTAGGACTCTTGCTGTTGAGCATGATGTAGGGTAAACCACACTCTCCAGCAACGGTCACAATTCCTTCAAATGTCATCGTGTTTTGATTCACGAATCGATCTCCAGTCTTGTGATCAACGTACTCTACCTCATGAACTTGGGATGGAGCACGTGTTATTGTACGCATCGTCATCATACCACCAGAAGAACTGGGGGCTAGAAGGGCGGTGGCGTTTGAACCGATCATGTGTAACTCATCGTCCTTGATGAAGTGTTTCACGATGTTGCGGAAATTGGGGAAATCCACACGGTTCACGGTGACCAAGATCTGGTCATCACGCGCATCGCCTTCTTTAACGGCAACTTCAAGATCCTTTTGCTGGATGGTATAGGTCGTACCATTAAGGAGCTTGATTGTCACAGGGCCTTGACGGCGTCCGTGATCATTGTACATGAAGTGACGCACTGTGAGGAAGGTCTTTCCATAGACAAAATTCGCCCACAGTGTGCCAACATCATTTGAAATGCGGGCCATGTTGTGTGGCAGAACCTTCTCAGCTAACTCAATAGCTCCAGGATCTGCATTCTCTGATTGAGGGGTAACTGCTTCTTTGACGAAGCGGCCTTTGCGATAACCTCTCGATCTCAACATCTTCAACTCGTGAATTTTGGACACGGGTGAGGACTCCGCTTTCACGGTCTCTTTATCTTGGAAGAAGTATCTCCATGCTTCAAAGACTCCAACGACTGCAATAGTAGCACCAAATGCTAAACTAAATGCGCCGCTGATGCCTTTGAACATTTCAGTACTCCAAGACGCTATAGCAAGTATAGCTCTCTTCAGATAAGCGTAGGACTTCTCGATTCCTTTCCTTAGGCGTTGAAGTGGGGTCAATGGGACCACAGTACCAGCTAAAAGTGTTGATTCGCTGGTTAGTGTTTTCATGATCTCAGCCTGTTCTCTCGTTAGGTGTAATCTTGAAGCTAACTCGTCTTCAGAGAGTCCCATGGATTGGAGCGTTTCCGCCCAAATCTTAGGTTTCTCTTTCTGTTCTTTCTCGTGATCGCTAAGCATCTGAGCATCGACATCTTCCTCTAACTTGGGAAGGCCTTTT